TTAATCTAGTAATGTCATGTATGCTTTAGCATTCATCTCACTAAATTTTCTTAAGCCTTTTTGCATTGCATCATATTGCTGTGTTTGTTCTGCGTGCAAAATTAAATGATAAAGAGCAAACTCTTCCTCACTTAACATCTCAGATTGACCTGAGTATGGGTTTGTTGCTTTCATATTTCTAATAGTCATATTAGGGATAATATAGGATAGATCAAGCATTGTCAACTTCTTTTATTCTTGTTTGTGTCCACGAATAACCATATGGGGTTTCGTGGGTTTCTTTTACAGGGTCCTCGATCGGTGTTTCAAGAGCCTCAGGTCTTGGGTGTAGTCTGATGAACTCTTGATAGTGTTCCCAAATAAAATTATGCAAACAGGTCTGATCGCA